TCTTCTTTGGAGTTGCCTCTTCCAGACTTTTGTACTTTAGGAACTTTCTTAACTGCTTTTTTCTTAGGAGCAACCTTTGTTGTCAGCTTGTCATATTCCATAGCTTTCTTAATTATTAGAACACTACGGTGGTCAGCTAACTGGCTAATCTCTTCTGGTCTAAAGCCTACAGAAGTAGCATACTGTTGTATGTCTTTCTTAATTGTAGATTCCTGATCGTTCCACTCAGGTAAAGCCTGTACTAATCTAGAGTATTCTTGTTGAACAAAATGTGCTCTAGCTTTGTTTGCAGCATCAGCTTGTTCTTGTTGTATAAGAACTTGTTGCTGTTGTGCGTTTTGCAGTCTTTCCTGTGCATCTCTGTACTCATCTTTCTTAAGCATATACTGATATGGGTCATCTGCTTTTAGTGTTTCCCAATCAGTATTTTCAAACTCTTGAAGTCTTCCAGCTTGTTGCTCTTGCAACATTTGTAAGCCATTAGCGTACATTTGCCTCTCTTGCTCTAGTTTCTGACGCTCGGACTGGATTTGCTCCGTCTCCTTACGTTGCTCTGCTAGTGCCTGAGACTTACGAGTGTAGTCAGCTTGCCTTTGGTATCCGTTTTTAAGCTCTTCAATACCAACCTCTAGTTCTTCTCCATCTACCTTAATGGTATATTTCAAATCTTCTTCGGCTACTACATCAAACTCTTCTTCTACCTCTTCTTCGGTTTCTTCTTCAGCTTGTCCTTCCTCTTCCGATTCAGGGGCTTCTTTTTCTACCTCTTCAGCTTCCTCTGTTTCCTCTACCACTTCCTCGTCAACAGGGGCTTCGGTTTCCTCGCTTGCGGTTTGCTCTTGTGAGTCCCACATATTAAGGATTTGGTTTGCAGCATCTTCTGCTGAACCTTCTCTTACTCTTTCAAATCTACCTTCCTGGGTGTTCTCTGCAGAATCCATCGGTCTTTCTCCTCTACTGTGTTAAAAAATCTTCTTGCTCCCTTTCAGCAAGTTTGCCTGTCTCAAGCACTGAAGTTATATGTTGATTAACTAAATCCAGTGCTTTGATTGTTATGTACAATCTATCTCTTTCCACTTCCTCGGCAACCTTAGTATCAAGCAAGTATTGTATTAATGCTTCCTTGACTGTGGACAAAGCCTCTACATATAGAGGGTGTTCTAAAATCTGTTTAGCTTGGTCAGCCCTAGCTATTTCTTCTCCCTTCTTCCCCATACTAGTTTCCTATCTTGACAGCTCGTTCTTGTTCTCTCTCAAGTACAAGCTCTTGTTGTTTAAGTGCCAGTTCTGCCTTCTTTATTTCTAGCTCTTGTGCTTTAATTTGCATATCTACTGACGCTTCTTGTCTCTTAAGCTCTAGGTCCTGGGCAGCTATGTCAGCTTCCAGTTGCATTTCTTGCTGTTTAATAGCAGACTCTTGTTGTATTTTTTGCAACTTAACTTTAATTTCTTCAGCTTTGAGCTGTGCTTCCATCTGCTTGGCTTGCTCTTCTGGACTAGGCCCTTGTTGTTGTTGCACATCCTGATCGCCTGGGTCTGTAATAAAGTCATCTACATTCTTCATACCCATAGCTTTTATCTGTTCGGCTACTAAGTTGTATATGTTTTTTGGCTTTAACAACATACCAGCTTGCGGGTGTTGTGCAATCATCTGTATTGTTTGAGCCAATCTTCCTAGGTGCATAAGATTCATATCCTTATTACCAAATCCTAATCCAACTTGTGCTACACAATCCATCTTTTCTTTCCACTCGTGTGGGTATAGTGTAGACCATTTATTGTTTAGTCTTACAATTTTCTCTGGCTTTTCAAACTTTTGTACTAACATATAGACAGAGTTTGCTAGGTCTTTCATACCTGTTTCTGCAAATATTCTAGCTATTAATTCTATTTTCTGCTGTGCGGCAGTCATTACTTGACCAACACCTGTAGCAGTTTGGTGAGACTTCAGCCCACCTTCAGATAAACCCATTGACTGCTTACTAACACCAGTTCGTTCTTCTCTAATACTGTCTAAATACCCCAGCATATTAAAAGAGTTCTGGTCTAGTTGCGGTGTCCCTAGTGGATTTACCGCACCTGGTGTTCGTACTCTTACGATTCCACCTGGTCTAGAAGTCATTAGGTCATCTAAATTTGCTTGACCTTCCACTACTTCGTATCGCCCATTGTTTGTTAGATACATATTGTCTAACAAGTTACGCAGTAGTGTAGTCTTAATGAGTTGAAGGTCGGAGATTAAGTCATAAATACTCAGACCGTAAAACTTATGAGGCATTGGTATAGGTGTAAGGGAGGAGAAGGGAACACTATCCACAGCCTCATTATCTAACAGTTCATCTCCAACCTTCGTTACTTTTCTTAATTCAGCAATACCATCGTTATCATAGTCTACTCTTAGGTAGCACTCTGTAACCCAGACTCCATCATCAATATCACCTTCTGGTGAGTTGTCTTGCTCGTGTGAGAATCTAGAAAGTCTTTCAGCTTTGTAATCCGCTTCATCATTATTGAATACATTTTCAATTTTTGATTTAGGATAACCTTGTTCTAATAGTTCTGACTTAGTTTTCTTTACTCTGTGAGCGACAAACCTTGCACTGTCAATTGTCTTGGCATACTTGTCAATTAAAAATTCTTCTGGTGGTACAGGCTCTATTCTTACCTGCCCATCCTCGTATGTTCTGTTTACTACAACATCGTGTGTAGTGGGCTCTAGAGTCATTTCTCCTTCGCCTACGTTTTCTGTGTGTTGTTTTACTTCAACATTGTCATCTAGCAAGAGTGCAGTAAACTCTTCTTCTGTTAAGTTTTTGTACTCTTCTCTTAATGTTTCACTGCTGTCATCCCAGTAGTGTTTTATTACACCATTTTTTTGCAGTAGTGCATCTTTAAACCACTGGTATATTGTAGAGAATCCAGGGTTTTGTCTCATAATGACATAGTTTACATAGTCTGTAGACTGTTTTGCCATCTCCACATCTTCTGGACCTTGTGGTTCAAACTTGACTACCTGATCCCCAGAAGTAAATATCTTCATAAGGCTAGGCATAATCCATTCGATTACATCGGCTACATCTCTTGTGACAATCTGAGAACGACCTTCTTGCTCATTACCATACTTCTTACCATAGTAACGGTCTAATGCATCAGAGCGTTGCTCCGTGAGCTTTCCATCTTTGTACCCTAAAGCAGCATTGATTTCCTGCTCTAGGTGAGCAGATAGCTCCCTCTTTGTCATTTTAGCCATAAATTATTTACCTTTGTTTATCGGGTAAGTGGTTTCTTTTTTAGGTGGAGGACTGTTGCTTACTGCCTTCATTATTTCTTTCAGGTCCTTGATGTCCTGTGCCATCTCCATCAATTTGTTTTCTAACCACTTTGGGTTCATTGGCATATACTTCTCCTTATACTATCCAACTTAAATCAGTCTCAGGGAGTTCCCTTCCCCAGACACTATCATTACCTGTGAACACTACATCTGTTATACACAAGTATCTAAATGCATCGCTAGCGTGTGATGTCCAATCGTGGACTGGTCTTTGTGACCATATCTTTTTCTTGTCATCATAACTACTTCTATATTGTAGTAATGCTTCTAGTCCTTTCTTAGTATTTTCCTGATCGAACCAGCATTTGTTTAGAAAAGTTCTGGTAGTGTCTATACCATCCATAACCTTTAACTTAGGTGCTACTTGAAAGTCTATGCCTAGGTCAAATGCTAGGTCGCGTCTTGACTTTCCAGTAGAAAATTCTCTGACTACTATATCGTGCGGTGCTATGTGTGCACCGTAATGATAACCCTTTCTGTTAAGTACCTCTATATAGTGAGGTAATCCTTCATTAGAGTTTTCATAATAATCTATAACGTGTACTGCTTTACCAACAAATTGTACAAACCATATGCTGGTTGCGTCTGAAACCCCAAGGTCCCAGGCTGTTACTACTTGCTTAGACGGGTCATAAGGGACTTTCCCCACTCGGTCTTCATCATAAGCAGCTTCAATCTCTTTAGCATAATACGCACCTCTAAGTGCAGCAGACCAAGAACACTCGTATTCTTGTTCAAATTCAGTTTCTGCCATATCTTGTTTCGCAAGTTCCAGCTCTTCATCGTCTAGTATTCCTGTTTCACTCGCCTTGTATAAGAATCTAGCCCATCCTTTCTTTTCTGGGGCAGAGTGGTATATATCATAAAATTCGTTCTTGCCTTTAGGTGTACCAATAAATATGGCATACCCCTTTCTATCTGATAGTGCGGGCCTTATAACCTCAGAGAACATCTTAGGGTTCATCTGAGCGTACTCATCAAGCACGACCCCATCTAAATAAATTCCTCTTAGAGTGTCATAATTGTCAGCCCCGTACAACTGTATCCTTGCTCCCATAAAGTCGGCTCTTAGTTCTGCCTCGTTAAACTTTACTTCGGGAAATACAGCACACAATCTCTTCAATTCATCCCAGGCAACTGTTTTAGCTTGCTTGAATAGTGGTGCTATGTATGCATATCTAGGTGCGGGCTTACTTTTACCTATATCTTCCACAGCACTTTTAATTAGCTGATTTATAGCAAACACAGTCTTACCAAACCTTCTGTGGCACACTACAACATTAAATCTATCTAGCGTTGTGTGTAAGTGCCTTTGTAATTCCCTAGGTGTGTAGGGTATTACTATAGATTTTCTCTCCTCTTGCATAGATACTAGTGTAACTTGCTATCTTTTTCCCTTAATATCTGATTAGCGTCTGCAATATCCTTTTCATCTTGAGCCCACTGTATGTCAAACTGCCTATCTTCTACAACAACGTGGTGCTTAGGAGACCAGCCAGCTTGTGTCTTAAGCCAAAACGTAGTCATACTAGGAGATTCCCCAGATACTGCCATTTCATAGGCTACACCAGCAACGCGGGCGGTTCTTTTTTCTTTACCTACTAGCAAATTGTGTGCAAAATATTTTGTTAGGGTAGCATTAGAAATACCCATAACTTTTGCTATTGTGTGTTGGTCTAAACCTATAGTAACCATCTCTTCTACCTTAGAATAATCATCATCTGTAGGTTTGTATTTCTGTCCTCTCTTCATTCTGGACTTTTTGCCCCCTGCTGCTTTAGATTCCTGGGATAACCCGCCCGTGGGTCTGCCCATCTTACGCTCAATCTTGATTACAGCGTCTGCTGGTACTATTCCTTTGGCTGAAGCTACTGCATATCTAGCTTCTTCCTCCAATTCTTTCTCAATTTGTCTGATTTCCTCTTCGGAATCAGTTGATACTTTGCCTTTATGTGCCATATACTAGTATTATACCTTAAAATAATATTGTTGCTTCTTAGATTCCTAGCGTATACCAAAGAATTTATAACTGGTTGACTAGCTGGCGTTCCTTCTTTAGTATTATCTAGGTATCTATCTGTTTCACAACAAAGATAAACAATATTATAAAGTATAAACCACTAAAAGTCAACCCCAGTTTGGCATTGATTAACACAGTATGCCCGAATCTGTCGAGGATGTGCGAGGTATATCTGAAAAATATAAAATTTTACCTGTGCATAGGTTTCGCCGGGATAAGTTTTTTTTAAAAGGGTTGGGTGGCTTCGCTTTCCTCGGCTTTTTCTTAGTCGGTCGCGGGCTCGATTTTCTCGCGGAATCGGTCGCGAGATTGTCCGAGGATGTATCTAGGTATTTTTGTAACGCGTTACAGATTTATTTTTATTCGAGGGATATTCGAGGATTCATATAATAATAATTAGTAGCTTAGTTTTATAGTTTATTTGACATTCCGAAAGACTTTAGGTATTCTTTAAGAATCGCGAGGGCTTTTCCCCGCGTGTTAATAAAACAAAATAAACGAGGAAAATATGACAACACAACAAACAACACAATTAGACAGAAGCAAGCTAACTAGCTTAAGAGTGAACGCGGGAATGACCGACATTTTGAAGATGATTGAGCGTGATAATCTTAAAAACGAGGAAAAAAGCGACATAACTAACCCGCATAATTCCATAAGTGATACTAAGGAATCTTTCACAAATGTAAGCGAGTCAATCAAGCTATTGAATGACGCTATTATTGAAAGTGAATCCGCGATCGCGAGCATTCAACAAATTTTGCAATCAATCCTATTCAATCAAGACGGGAAAATCGATACAGTAGGTGTGCAAGATGTAGTTGACTATGCGACAAGGCTTAAGAATCAAACGAAAGGCGGTGAAAATCCCCAAAACTTTGAGAGATTAAATACTTTACGCGTTCAATTTCACAAGGCTTTTATGTGGGCTAAGCAAAAGAACTACATAAGCGACAATGAAAGGTTATCTCTTAAGGGTGTAGGTAAAAAGCAACACGAAAAGCCCTACACAGAAGCGACAAAGCCAACAACGACAGCAAGCCAACAAGAAGCCAAAGCGAAAGCGGAAAGCGAGCACTTAGATAGCTTAGATAGACAGTTGAGCGAGGCATTTGAAGACTGGTTTTTGAATCTTGATGACGAGAAATTTGAGATTCTTTCCAATCAACGAAAGACTTTCCAAAAAGACTATGGGAAAGACGCTAAGAAGTCGACAGTTAGCAAGCCAAAAGGCAAGGGAAAGAAGTAACACACCCTAGCACTAAGGAAGCCCCTTTCGAGGGGCTTTTTTATTGCTTAATGTAAAATATGCCTATATTCAAGACTTTTTGACAATACCTAGCCAAAGGTATTAAATTAAAAAGAAGTCTTCAATATAAGTATGTGAAGCGTGTTAAATCACTATTTATAAAGGTATATTTGTAACGTGTTACAGATATTAATTTAACCAATAAAAACGAGGTGTTTATGGCAATAAGTCAATTTAGAAAAAAATCTATTCAAAGCCAATCCAGAGTTAATAGGATAAGGCAAGTTATAGATGACAGTAAAGGCAGATTTTTTACGGTCAAATTTCATAAAGCGGATGGCAGCAAACGAGTTATGAACTGTAGGATAGGCGTAAAAAAGTTTCTTAAAGGCGGTAAGTTATCTTACAAGCCAGAGGATAAGCCAAATTTACGAGTTGTTTTTGAAACGCGTAAGGGATACAGAACTGTCAATTTGGATACGGTCTATTATATTAAGTCGGGCGGTGAGCGTGATTTATGGATGACCGAAGGATTATTTAAAGAAGTAATAAGAGGTAAATGATGATAGGCAATTTAATGTTTGATTTATTTATATTTATTCTTGTATTAATCGGATTGTCTTGCGTTTTCGTTCCATTCTTTATGGATATGAATGATAAGATAAACGAGAAATACAAGGATTAGTTGTAAAAACTAAGCCTGATCGTTAGGATTGGGCTTACTTGTTATAACTAAAGAAGGAAAGTGTATGGATATACAAAACAATTTGTTACTATTGCCATTTAGAACACTGAAGGCAGCTCAAGATTATGTTGGTAAATTTTCTAATCCTAAGAAAATGCCAGGCTGGTCTTACGGATTGCCTACAGATATGTGCAAGACTGGGATGATACTTAAACAAATACCTACTTCCGTGTGTGCAGATTGCTATGCGGATAAAGGATTTTATACGGTCTATCCCGAAGTAAAGAAAGCACAATACAGACGTCTTGATAGTATCGATAAGCCTCAATGGGTTGAAGCAATGATATTTGTGATGACTCACGCTAAAGCAATACTAAAGGATAAAGTTTTTAGATGGCACGATAGCGGTGATATACAAAGTGTTGAGCATTTGGATAAGATTGTGCAGATTGCAGAAGCTACTCCCGATATTCAATACTGGCTGCCTACTAAGGAAAGCAATTGGATACAGAATTACAGTAAGCCTATCCCTAAAAATCTAGTGATTAGGCTGAGTGGTAGTTTTGTGGATGGCAAACCACCAAAGTATGCAAACACTAGCACAGTCGTTACTAACAAGGATGATGCAACTTGCAGAGCCTTTGAGAATGACGGTGAATGCGGTGATTGTAGACAATGCTGGGATAGTAGTGTAAAAAATGTAAGTTATTTTAAACATTAAGGAGGTGATAAAGTATGGTTGATAAGTTTACAGATGGTGCTATTGAAGCTATCGTATATTGTTATGAAAATGATATGATAGATGTGTACCAAGTAGAGGAGTTGTTGGATTATTTTAGTGCAAACTGGGCTAATTTCATACCACAACTAACAGTAACTGACCAGATAGAGGAAGCAGTAGAGTTTATGCAAGAAAATGGTCACGAATAAGGAGGATATATGCACGATGAAACGCTAATGTATGGATACACCTTGATAGATGAATGGCTTGTCGAGAGATGGGAAGTTCGTGTCGAGGATTTCTGTACAGTTTTTAACTCAAATGAATCGTTTGCATCTGACTCACTAGCGGGGGAAAATAGTTATGTATTTACTACCCTAAAAGAGAGGAATATGTGGGCTGATATACAAGATAAGAGATTGAGAGATAAGTATAGTGATAAGCTAATGGATGATTACAGAGATAGGGGTATGAGTCCTGGGGATTTCTTATCTGAGTTGTAAAAACCAAGGGATATTTGTAACGTGTTACAGATATCCTTTGCTCTTTATAACTAGGAAGGAGTAAGTATGGATAAAGATAACAATCTAGGCATTAACGTGCTAAGTCTGTTTGATGGTTCGAGCTGCGGTCAAGTAGCCCTTGAACGATCAGGGATTAAGGTCAGCAGATACTTTGCATCTGAGGTAGACCCTTGGGCTGAGAAGATTACGCTCAAGAACTACCCAGATACTGAGTGTGTTGGTGATGTTAATTTTGTAAGCGGGATACAACTGCCAAACATAGACCTAATCCTTGCGGGTTCACCTTGTCAAGGATTTAGTTTTGCGGGTAAGCAGTTAGCTTTTGATGACCCTAGGTCAGCACTATTCTTTGAGTTTCTCAGAGTCCTGGAAGAGTGTCGCAGATACAATCCTAATGTTAAATTCTTATTAGAAAATGTAAGGATGAAGCAAGAGTATCAAGACATCATAAGCAAGTATCTAGGTGTAGAACCAGTAGCGATAAACTCGTCACTTGTATCAGCACAAAACAGATACCGTTTGTACTGGGCTAACTGGGATATAACTCAGCCCGATGACAAAGGTATAGTCTTGAAGGATATACTTGTTGAGGGATACGGTGATAGTGTAGCTGACCAAGGCACAACAGTTAAGCAGACAAATGTGGATAAGGCTGCTTGTCTATTGGCTAGGGATTACAAGGGATTTGGCAACCAAGCTATGACTGGTGTCAGAACTTGTGAACTCAGAGAGTATGACAAAGATGAGGATTGTCATCACGTTGGCACTGCACTAGACATTAATGGACACGATATACTCAAGCGTGTATATTCAGATACGGGTAAGAGTCCAACTCTGAATACTATGGGTGGCGGTAATCGTGAGCCTAAAGTATTAGTAGCTAGGATGGTAGGCAGACGCATCAACCCAGTTACTGGTAAGAGGGATGACTACAACACAGACATCACTCCCAAGCAAAGACTTGAGCCCCGTAAGGATGACAAGTCTGGATGCTTGACTACTGTTGAGAAGGACAACTTAGTAGTAGAGAAAGGAACGTATCGCCCACTGCTACCATTAGAGATGGAGCGATTACAAACACTGCCCGATAACTATACGGATGGTGTAAGCAATACCCAACGCAAGAAGATGTTGGGCAATGGATGGACTGTCGATGTGATAGTCCACATACTAAAACAAGGAGGATTTGTATGAAGTTTTATATAGTAAGTGCTGAGAGCAATTTTGTTCACGATGGATATCTTGGTCTAGAGCAAGCCAAAGATTTACAAAAAGAACTTAAAGATAAAGGACATAAAAAAGTATGGGTAATAGAAGACACACATCCCGATCTTACTGAAAAGTTTTTATTAAAGGAGGGTTATTAATAATGAAGTTACCTAATGATTATCAAAACTTTATAGCATTAAGTAGGTATGCAAGATGGCTACCAGAAAAGAATAGAAGAGAAACGTGGGAAGAAACTGTAGCTAGGTACTTTGATTTTATGGCAGAGCACCTTGAAGAAAACACAGACTACAAACTAGACACAAAAACTAGAAGAAAATTAGAACATGCAGTGCTTAACCTAGACATTATGCCTAGCATGAGAGCACTAATGACTGCTGGTCCAGCTCTAGCCAAGAATCATATAGCTGGATACAACTGTGCATACTTAAGTGTTGATCATCCTAAAGCATTCGATGAGTGTCTATATATATTAATGCATGGTACTGGCGTAGGCTTTAGTGTTGAGCGTCAACACATAAACAAACTACCAGAAATACCAGAAGAACTTATTGATGTAGACGATGTAATTGTTGTACAAGATTCTAAAGAAGGATGGCAGTCTGCATTCAGAAAACTAATTACATATTTATACAATGGAGAAATGCCTAAGTGGGATTTTTCTAGGATAAGAAAGAAAG